TTGCCGCACTTTCCAATGCCAACAAGGAATTGTATAAGATATTCATCTCAGCGAAGATGCTTAACATGGATGAAGGGTCGGTTGCCAAAACGAAACTATGGGACATGTTCCCGGAAAATACCGAAACTGGTCAAAAAATCAGGGATTGGAGAAATGGTTTGGTTTCAAGGCCAATTACACCAAATCCTGAATAAAAGGAGGAAATCATGAAGGGAAAAACAAGGGAAGAAATCATTGCAAGTTTGAAATTGGCCGAAACGGAAGAAGGAAGAAGCGGCCTTCTCGCTGATTTTTTAGCAAAGAACCCGGAAGTTAAAAAGGGTAAATAATGCACATCATTATCAAGGGGAAACATGATCATTTTGGGAAAACTCGTTCCGAGCAGGAAGCTAATATGCGAAAGGAATGGGGAACCACAATGAGCGATGAGCAGTTGGATAAACTGAAATTCTTAGAAAAAAAGGTAAAGGACAAAAGCGGGTCGAAAAAGAATTTTATAACCGGAATTGATATTGATAAGGTGAAGTAACCAATGGGAAACGCTGTAGCCGAAATCCATAGGGACAATGACCACATCGCCACAGGCACGGCAAAGGCCGGATCAAGTGCGACGGTTCTGCTCGATAGGGGAGCTGACTTTGGATCGTGTGGAATCATCGCCGGTGTTCTGGCAAAAAACATCACAGATGGTTCACAAGCGCTTATTACGGAAGTAACTGAAGATTCTATCACCACGGCAGCGCTTACGGGCGGCAGTCTGAATGCCTGGACAGTAGGCGATACTTACAAGATTTATGCCACCGCAACCTATAATAGCATTATTTCAACTATTTGGACAGATAAACGTCATGGACGCAAGGCAACAAGGCAGGATCAACTTGAAGACGGACTTTTTGCGGAAGATCGGGACATGGATGAGAAAGAATATAATGTGTGGGGCCCGGGGCAACCTGAGGCCCGTTGAAGGATAGCTAATGGCGGACATATTTCAAGGTATGAAATTAAGTGAGCTTCTCCGCACAATCCTATGGGAAGTTGGGCAAGTAGAAGGGACAACTGTCACTTATGATAAATTTCCCCGATGGCTTATTGTGGAGCTTCTTAATGACCGGCAAAACGAGTTTGTCTATCACAGCCAATGCCTGAAAAAACTTGCCCTTTTGCTTGTCAAATCAGGATACCGAACCTATAAATTGCCGGAAAACTGCATGGAAGGCGGCATTATCGGAAAGCCGAAGTATTATATTTCTGCTGACAGTTATCAGGAACTTAATGTCCGGGACCTCAAATATATGGACGCCCATTACGGTGGTTGGTTGGTTGACAGCGGCGGCAATCCAATGGTTTGTTATATGGGGGAGACGATAGGCAATATCCAGACTTTGGGCGTTTATCAGACGCCGGATGCAGACGGAACGGATTATACACTTTCCCCGGATACCGGAGTGGTGATCGGAGGCGATATTCCAGGGGCTGTAAATGATGTCACCGGCCAGGCAACAAGCGGGAATGCTACTACCCTGAACGATACCGCGGTTGACTTTACGACTCTTGGCATTATTTCCGGCATGGCAATAAAGAACGTTACGGACGGATCAGAGGGAGTGATTTTAACCATTACGGCAACGCAGATCGTCTTGACGGCTGCTTTGTCAGGAGGGACGCTAAATACTTGGACAGCAGGCGATTCTTACCAAATCCTTGTGGGGGAATACGGAGTGGTGACTTCATGGGATAGCGACGAGCAATACATTTTTTCCTCTGAATACGGAGTAATAGCAAATATCACCGTCCCGGCGGGGAATATCAGGGTTGACTACATCCCTTACCCAACGCCGTTCCCGGAAACGGGCGGCGATGATCAATATCCAGAGGTCCCACGGCTCTATCATCGGAAATATGCAATGGGAGTTGTGGCCGACCTTCTCCGTACCTTCCATGAGAATAGCCGGGAATTTCAACGGGCGGCATTTTATGACAACATATTTAACCAGGCAGCGGGCATTGGCAAAGCGCTTAAAGAACGCAGGCCATTTAATGAAAAACCTACATTTATTAGACCGAGGATAAAGTAAGGGGGGAGAGAAATGTTTTACCGAGCCAGTGAGGGAGAAAAGAAACATATCGGAATCAATTTCCAGGGGAAAGATAAGCGGACACAATTTATGGTTAGTGTTGTTATTCCTTTCTGGGTCGGTTTTCGTCACAGATATCGTGAATTTTCCACAGGAGATATAATGGAAGGCATTCCGATAAAACTATTACAGATCCGTTTTAGAAGAAGAAATGCTAATTATTCTTGGGCAAGTGGGACTAAGATGAACGTAATGTCGCTCGCAATATTTAATAGCCATCTTTATCTTAAATTAATATTAACAGAAGAAATTTTAGAAGATTGTCGACTTACCAAAGCGGAGATTCAACACATTTTAGCGGGACGTATTGGGAGTTTTTAATGCCTTTAGAAAACATATTGTTTCATAAAGGTTTGTCATGGGATGGTAGATCCGCTCTTCAGCAACCCGGATATTTGAAGGTGGCAAAAAATGTCATCTTTGAAGTGGATGGAAGCCAGGCGTTGAGGCCCCAGTTTACCGCTCTTAATTCTACAGCGTTGGCGGCAATCCATTCTATAAAACGATTCAAGACGCTCGTTATCGCCGGAGTAAATGTCGGCCTGTATTCATCATCGGGAGGAGATTTTACAGCGCTGTCAACGGCTTTTTCAGCCGCTCTATGGATGTTTAAGCAGTACAAAAACTTTCTTCATTGCACTAACGGAGCGTATCAGGCGCTTTTCGACGCTTCCGGCAATCTCTACCCGGCAAAAATAGCGAATCCGACAACGGCTCCGACGCTTGCGGATTCGGGTGTGGCAGGCAGCCCGGACGGTGATTATTTCGGCTATGTTTCCTACAAGATCACTTGGCCGAATGGTCACACCTACGAAACGGGTCTTTCAGCGGCAAGCGCAAATGTCACGGTAGTCACCAACAAGATCGCCTGGACGGACATTCCCCTTTGCCCCTACGCGGCATATTATGGCACCGAGCCGACCATAACCCGTAACCTCTACAGAGGGCCAGGAACGGCGGGAACCATAGGAGACATATACTTTGTTGCCAACGTAGCCGATAACACGACTACGACCTACACAGACAACGAGAGTGACGCTTCTATCGCAGCAGCCGGAGCGTCTTATGTTGACGATTACGGCCCCCAAATAGATTCAAAATTCCTTGAGTACCACTATGGGCGCTTACACATGATAGATGCTTCAAATGTGCATCGTCTCTATTATTCCGAAGCAGTGTCGGGGCTGACGGCGGCAGAGAATGAAGTTCTTATGCCTCTGGCAATGCTTCAAAGTAATTGGGATGATCTGCGAACAGCCGGATTTGGCGAAGTCGACCCTCAAGGTCTTATAGCATGGGGGCTTAGTCTTTTTATACCCTTAAAACATACCTGGATAAGGAAACAAGGAAACGATCCGGATACATGGACTTATAAAAAGACATGGGCTACTCATGGCATCGCTGCCCCTTATACGGTTGACTTATGTTCTGAACCGATGGGCATTATAGGACTATCAAATGCGGACGGAGGCTCGCCGGGTATAGCAGTATTCAACGGGTCCTCGAGCGACATCCTTATCGCTCCCCGCCTTGACTATATTTTTGAAACCGACCTTAATATCTCAGCAATCGCTAATTGCCGGGGCAAGGTAGCAGGCAGATACTACCATCTTTTTTATCCTTCCGGCTCCGCCACAGACCCGGACAAGCATCTTGTCCTTGATATGCGAAGGGGCGCAGGAGATATAAGAATTTCGTATTGGGACGGCCTTGAGGGCATGTCTGTTGACGCCGATACTCAAGGCAAGAATTTTTATATCGGTGGCTCTGACGGCATTGCAAGGGTTCAGAGCGGCATAACTGAAGCCGTTGACGTCGATATTGAAACCCATGAGTTGATTGGCGGCGACTTGAAAATTGCCAATGAGCTGAAGATATTAAAAAAGATCAAGTATAATCTCGATTCCAATGGGGTAAATATAAATCTTGAGCTTTACATTGACGGCGTTAAACAGACCTGGACGGACGGAACAACCGTCAAAACCATAAGCGGCACGGCAGATGCAGTGCAGGTGGTGAATCTTCCACAGAATTTTGAAGGCTACCAATACAGACTTAGGCTATATGCGACTGGAATAACGGCATTTGAGCTTTATAGCCCATGGAAATGTGATTGGGATTTGAAGCAATAGGAGGTGAAGGATACGCGAGAATGGTTAAAAAATGCTCAAAATGTAAAGAAACTAAGCCGCGTGAAGACTTTTCGGCTCATAAATGCCACACAGATGGCTTGCAATCTTGGTGCAAGGATTGTGTCAAAAAATATGGTCGTCCTGAAGGATGGTATGAAAATCACAAGGAGCAATGCAGGTTTAATGCCCGCAAGAGATACCTTGTAAACATAGAAAAGCAGAGGGAGCGTAGCAGAAGGCGCAATATCGAAGAAAAGGAAAAACACGCAGAAAGAGTCAAACGGTGGCGGGCAACCCACAAGGAGCAATGCTTAAGAGCCAGTAGGGAATGGTGCAAAAGAAACTTAGAAAAAGTCAATGCAGCTCGTATGAAGAGATATAACGCGAAGGTAAAAACTGAGAAGGAAATACTAAACCAAAACGTTAGTTCATATATCCGCACGTCCCTCAAGGGAAGGAAGCAAGGACAGCACTGGGAAGACTTGGTTGGGTTTACGGTAGAACAGTTAAAGAAACATCTCGAAAAGAAATTTAAACCGGGGATGACCTGGGAAAACTACGGTACAAACTGGCACATGGATCATAAAATACCAATATCGGTTTTTAACTTTGAGAAGCCAGACGATTTAGATTTCCGGTTGTGCTGGTCGCTGAAGAATCTCCAGCCACTCAACAAAATAGAAAATAGCAGAAAAGGCGCAAAGATAGAAACGCCGTTTCAGCCTTCACTGAAAATCGCACTATAAGGAGTAGGCCATGAAAATATTGAATCATGCTGCACTTGAACCAATCAGACGAAAGGGGCGGTACGGAGATAATCTTATCGCCCATATATCCCCATCGGAGGCGCTCTTGCTGAAATTTGCAGGCGGATCTGGAACCATAAATCCCGACACCGGATTGCCAGAGTTCTTTCTGGGAGGCCTTTTGAAAGGGGCAGGGAAGGTTGTTTCGGCTCCTTTTAAGTGGGGAGGCGATATAGCCGAAAAAGTGGGCTTGCCAAACTGGGTAGGACAGGCGGCCGTA